GATCTGGACTATGCTATTGAAGATAATGTTTTAACCTTTATTAAGAGTGATGAGTGATCCTAAAGTAACAGAATTCATAGATCCTGAGTATGATCCTTGGGTAGACAATACAGAGGCACACGATGTACTGAATAGTGCTATTAAATCTATCGGAGAGCGTCTAGCAGAGGTCATAAAGTACGTAAATGAGTTACCTACCCCAGACAAGGTTTTATATAAGCCAAAAGGCAAAGAGGACTATCTAAATATTAGAGAGAACTACGATGAAATCTATCGTAGATTAGAGGCACTTGAGTCAATGGCACACAAAGCACCCTCTACAGATCATGGTAAGAGACTTACGGCATTAGAGGAAAAACTATAATGGGATGTATCCCTGGTAACGATTATAATAATACGAATTGTTGTTATAGGTATCAACCTGGAACAAGTGATGGTGTTGCATTAGAATATACTGAATACCCTATTAATGTAATCCGATCAGGTGGCAGTTACAATATACCTGGACGTGAAGGTAGCGTAGTCATGTATCCTTCCGTAGAGTTATGTCAGTCAACGGGATCTCCTACGAATAACCAAGCAGCAAACTGTGGAAAAATAACAAGAGTTAATCCACGACCTGTAAGCGGTGGTCAGCAATGTATATTCATATATGATTACTATCCGAATGGACTATCATTTGATCATATGTACTCAGATGCATGGTTTTCATATCTTTATGATACCTCTGATAATGCTGGTGTCATTGGCAAACCTTGTTATTGGGTAGAGGATGAATATGTCAATGGTACTGGAGGAACCGATGAGAACGGGGATCCACTGTCTGACACACAAGTCTCAGGTTCTTTATGTTATCCATGTACTTCTTTTTCGTGCACCCCCGCGAGCACCACATTGACTTATACTGTGGAGGGAGATGATGATCTAACGGGCGATCCTGATGCACCGCACCCCACATTATTTGGAGTAGGTACTAATAGTAATAAACTAGTCTTCGTATATGACTCTCTATCATCTACTCTACCAAATGGAGTACTAGATTTTAGTGTTACCTATAATGCAGGTACATATGTTGATGCATGGAACGAAAATGCAGTCGAAGGGATCCCATATGACTCCTCACAGAACACTTGGGTTGCTGGAGATGAGGCAATACAAGACTTTCAGGTATTTGACCTAGAAGATACAGGTAATAATAAGACAGGACTACGAGTTAAATTTAATATTAAACCAAAATACGATGATTCAGGATCATCTACTACATTTCAAGGTACTACATGGGAACCAACGGAGATTTTAAACCCTGGCACGGGGTATGCTGTTAATGATACGTTCAATTTATCATATGTTGTTACACATACTGACTCATCACAGACTACTTTAACGTTAACTGTTAAGATTACTTCTATTGGACCTGTACAGACGACCCAAGGGCAATCTGGGTTCGATGTTTTGCGTTCTGGAGACACTATAAACGGACATACTATCACCCGCGTTTTCCACACAGATTTAGACAACTTCCCTTACCATATTGCCTATTTAAATGGTTCTGGTAGCAATTTTGCCAAGGATACACAGTATACATCGAACAGAAGTCATCAAATTACAGCAAAAGTGGGCAAAGGCATCGCAGATAGGGCAATTTTAGTCGGAAAATACGAATTTTTGAACAAATCTCTCCAATATTGCACTACAGACGTAGATAAAAACGCTCCAGACATATTTAATGTCCTAAATCAACCAATAATCACTCCTACCCTTACAAACGGTGTTTTGACTGGTGTGACGATTGTTGACGGAGGATCTGGTTGGACAGCAGGTAATTTATCAGGACGAGATCCTAATCTTATTGTAAGTTATCCTGTAGTTACAACAGGAAAACAAGCAAAATTGAAGTCAGAATTTACAAATGGTGTTCTAACTGCGTGTAAAGTCTCTTTTGGAGGTAGCGGATACACTGCAGATAACCCTCCAACATTTTTAATTGAGAATTATGAGAAGAGAGAAACTATAAAAATTAAAAATGATGTAGATAATGCAAAATTTAAAGGGGATGTACAGACAATTACAAAAGCAATCAACGATCAAGACGTTATAACGGTTACTCAGAACGAAATTAGCGAATTAGAGGGAAATATTGACAAAATTCCTGAAGAAACTGTCATTCACGACCTAGATGAGACATATAAAGTGAAAATGGATCCTAATCGTAATCGAGTTAGGACAAATGCTCAACAATTATTCACAAAAAAAGCAACAGATCCGTATAAAGAAGCAACAAAACAGAATTATGATCTAAAATATCTCGATGATGTTGACGTTCCCCGTGAATATAAGACAATGTGGAACGAAGAAAAGGAAAGAGATCAAGTACAAAGAGCAAAAGACGTAGATGATATCACTCAAGAGAGGGCAATTACTTATGATGTGCGTCCAGAAAGTCTAGTTGAGACTGTTCAAGGACCAACTAGCGATCTTCCGTACGCTTCTACGTATACAAAGTATATGATGAGGCAATATCGTCCTGATCCTAAGAGAAGAACTACTATAAATGTTAAATTAACGTGCACTCCTGTCAATGAAGGGTGTGGTCATGTCACCTGTGGACAACCTGGAGGACGCACAGGCGGAACTACAACAGGAGAAAACGGTGAAACTATCACGACTACATATAATATGACAGGCGTTTTAGGGTCTGGGTGTAAAACTTGGACTGCTGAAGGCGGAATGAACATGTTTAATGACATGACTGCAGCCGCACAACAAGTAGCAGACGCTACTGCAGCTTATGGGAACCCATATCAAATTACTTAAATGACAGCACCAGCAGCATCATCTGGAAATAAACCAGGAAAACCGTTAGGATGTGCTCTTTTTACGGGAGTCTGTAGCGGTCATGGAGCTGGTACGGGTTCATCACACCATCCAGGATTGGGTGGAGGGATGCTTTCTCCGTGTCCTCACCCCTCATTGTCTCCGAATGTTGTTCCAAAACCCGTTCAGGCAATGAATGCGACTACATTATGGCCTCCATGTGGTCAAACACCGTTAAATGTTATGCAAACGGTAGTAAATGTAGTAGTAAATGGTCAAGTACCCATTGTTGACCAAGATTTACTTATTCCTCATCCTACCCCTACTGTACACACTACGTCGTCAGTAGGGTTTAAATGTGCATTTACCACTGGAACTCCCGCATGGTGGTGTACAGTCGGTATAGAGGGTGGTAGAGAGACTGCAAAAGGTCACTCAAGAAAACTGCTGGCAACAACAGCAACTGTTTTCATCAATGGGAGAAGAGCAGGTAGAATGGCAGATCCTTTAGGGGATCAATCGCCAGCTTTCCCTTGCACTTCATTAATAGCTACGGCTAGTCCAAATGTATACGTAGGTGGTTAAATTATGGCAAAAGCAAAAGCAGGTGTATGGGGATCAACAACATATGTTCCCGCACAACCTAAAAAGACTCGTCAAGGTACGGGCAAAAATACAAAATTGAGTGCTACTTCACGGAATAGCTCCAAAAAACGTTATAGAGGTCAAGGAAGATGAGCAGTTTAAAAGAATTAACGCAATCACACCACAAACAGGCAGAAGACCAGCCATTTGTTGGTATTATGTTCGGCGGAGGTATCGCGCATGAGACATATGCCGTTTATCTTTGGAATCTTTATCTTGTCTACTCTGATCTTGAAGAATTAGCAACTAATGCTGGTTTATTATCAGATATGCCTGGTATTTACCGAGCAGACAAGATTAAAGAAGATTTTGATGAATTATGGAGTGATCCTCAGATTGGCGGTGGTAGAGATCCTCAAGTACTTGAGGCAACTCATGCATATAGAGCATATCTCAACGGATTACAGCATGAACCTGAAAGATTATGGGCACATTGCTATACAAGGCATATGGGAGACCTAAGTGGTGGTCAAATGCTAAAGGCAAGGGTACCTGGATCGGGTAAGATGTTTGATTTTGATAATGCTGATGATTTGCGGGTAAAAATCCGTAGTAGACTTCACAATGGTTTAGCACCTGAAGTACAAGTTTCTTATGAATTTGCTACTTTAATGTTTAAACAGATGTTTGCTGTTCATCAGGAAGCAATGCAACATCAGAAAGAGATTGAGATACAATACGCTAACCCTACCGTTGTTGAATAAATAATAGTAGCTAATAATGTTATAGTGACTTATAGGGCATTACCAGAAGGACTATTCATAGGGAATAGTCCTATTGCTGGTCAGGGAGTCTTTTCTAGGAAAGATATTCCTATTGGTACTGAGTTGGGTCTATCCCATATTATAGATGGTACTGAAATCCATCGAACACCATTAGGGGGATTTTTAAATCATAGTCCTTATCCTAATTGTGAAAAATATAGGGTAGGTATGCGATATTATGTAAAGGTGATTAAGAATATTGGTCCTATGGAAGAGTTATTTTTGAAATACACCTTTTATAAAGTTTAATGGCACTAAAAGAAATTGGTAGGAATGAATTAAAGACTTCCAGAGCATTTAAGGATATTGCTATAGCATTTGGTAAAAATCCTTTTACTGATGATGCGAATGTGGTCAAAAATGAGAATTCCATTAAACAAGCTATTAGAAACCTTATACTTACAACTCCTGGTGAAAAACCATTTCAACCTATAACTGGATCTAACGTAAGATCTTTACTATTTGAACCTTTAGATCCGTTTACGTCTGAGACAATAAGGGATGAGATAATAAATACCATTACACAGCATGAACCTAGGGTTTCATTAACCGATATTGAGGTTATGCCAATATATGATGGTAATCAAATTAATGTAACTGTTGAATATAGAATTGTTGGGCAACCCGTTGTTGAAGAAATTAGCTTCGTATTACAGAGACCAGAATAATGCAACCAAATAATTTAACAGCATTAGATTTTGAGGATGTTAAAGCCTCTATAAAGTCCTATTTGCGAACTCGAAAAGAATTTACAGATTATGACTTTGATGGTTCTACTCTGTCCTATTTGATCGATACTTTAGCATATAATACTTACTATACCGCATTTAACGCTAATATGGCGATGAATGAGGCATTTTTGCCATCTGCAACGGTTAGAGATAATATTGTTAATGTCGCTAAACTATTAAATTATGTTCCTAAGTCTATTATTTCATCCAAAGGTTGTTTAAAACTAGAAATACAGACTAATCAGACAAATGGTTCATATCCTAGTAATATTACCTTAAAGAAAGGTCCAGTTGCGACTGGTGGTAACTATGTGTGGAATATTCTTGAAGATACCACTATAGAGGTTAATACTACTACAGGAATTGCAACTTTTGATAATTTGATGATATATGAAGGTACTATAGTCACTTTCAATTATATTGTCAATACTTTTGCAAGTCAAGTTTACAGAATTCCTTCAGAAGATGCTGATATTGATACTCTAAAGGTAAGAGTTAAAGCAAACGAATCAGCAACTGCTTCAGATTTATATAACTTAGTTGATACAGTCACCAACTTGACTGCTACGACTAGGGTTTACTTCCTTGCTGAAGGTGAAGATCAACGTTATGAAATAAGATTTGGAGATGATAGTGTTGGTAGAAAACTTAAGGATGGAGAAGTTATTGTTCTTGAATATCTCGTAACTGCTGGTAAAGAGGCAAATGAGGTAACTGGATTCTCCTACGTTGGTACTACAACTGATAACTTGGGTATTACTTATAGTGCTAGTGATACAACATTAACTGTAAAAGATAGATCTCAATTAGGAGATGTAGCAGAAACTGCAGAATCTATCAAATATAATGCTCCAAGGTACTATTCTTCTCAATACAGGGCAGTAACAGCACAAGATTATGCTGTTATTACTAAAAAAGTTTATGCAAATGCTGATTCCGTAGTTGCATATGGAGGAGATGCTTTAAATCCTCCAGTTTACGGTAAAGTTTACGTTGCAATTAAGACCAAAACTGGATCTTTGCTGAATGATGCTACTAAAAAGGAAGTAGCAGCAAATTTAAGAAAATATGCTATGGCATCAATCGACCCTGTTGTCGTTGATCCAGATAACATCTACATTTATACTAAGATTTTTGCTTTATATGATACAGGTTGCGGGTCTAGTACGTCAGACATTAAGACAGATATACAAGCTGCTATTTCAGCTTGGGCTGGTCAGACGCAGATTAACAATTTTAACTCAACGTTTAGGGGTCAGAATTTTCAAAAAGCAATTATTCTTGCTAATAAGTGTGTTAGCGATGTTTCGCTACAAACTACGCTTTTAAAGTATATTAAACCAAATACTAATTCTACTAACACTTATTGTGTTTCTACTGGAGGTGGTCTCTATGATAGTGCTCCAAGTAATTCTGATGGAACTACTTGTAAGAAAGAACCTGTTCTTCTTTCAGGAACCTTTAGAACCGCTGATAGACCTGGTATAGATCAACAATTTGAAGATGATGGATTTGGTAATTTAAGAACTTTCTATAATACTGGTAATAAGAAAGTCTACACAAATAATAATGCTGGATCAGTAAATTATACTACAGGTGAGATTTGTTTTGGACCTGTTAATATAATAGGTGCTGGTGATAATGTACCATCACTAACAAATATGACACTAACTGATGCTGTTACTGGTGTAGGAACGATTACTGACACTAGTTTATTGCCAACTAATCTCCAAATTCCAGTACTCTTTATCCCTGCTAATATTTCTACTATTCCTGCCTCAACACCAGGAACTGTTATTAATATCGTGAATCCTGAAGTCACAGTTTCCCCGATTGGAACTATTCCACCGTCAACTATCCCTCTAAATAGTTTGACACCAACAGTTTTCAATCAGACACCGACTACTGTCGATGTTCCTCTACTGGATAACTCAGGTACAGTCAATACGTCAAGTTGTTTCTCAAACTAGATGGCAAATATTAATAAGGTTTCTCAGTCTATTAAGGCGCAGACTCCAGACTTTATTGAGTCTGAATATCCGTTATTCAATAAATTTATTGAATATTATTATAGATCGCAAGAGAAGACAGGTTTAGGCCAAAATATAATCAATAATTTCCTTCAATATCTGGATATTGATAAACTAGATATTGGGATACTGGATGGTGCCACTAAAATTGTAGAAGAAGTAAAAACGACTGATGATATTATTGTTGTAGAGAGTGTTGATAATTTCTTAGATAAAAATGGTTCTGTATTAATTGGCGATGAGATAGTTTACTATGAAAAGACGACTTCTGCACCTAATATTGCATTAAGTCCAGGTATTTCATACGATCAGGTTAAATTAAAGTGGACTGGTCTTGCAAGTCCTTTGGATAAGTTTGATGGAACAACAAAACAGTTTGGATTGACTTCACAGGATAGTCCTATTGCAGCTCCATTCGCTCAACATTTAATTGTAAGTCTATATGGTAAAATACAAGTCCCTAACATCGATTATACTGTTAGTGGAACAAATATAGTCTTTACTAATGCTCCTAGAACAAGAACACCTTCAGACTCTGGAGATGAAACTTGGATTACATTTTTAAGTGGTTTTATTGAAAACCCTGTTGTTGCTATTGATAATATATCAAACTCTTTTGGAGAAGCAAAGACTCAGTTTACAATTACTAAGAGTGGTGAGTTATATGAACCTGTTGCAGAAGAATATGTACTTGCAGTTTATGATAATAGACTTTTAGTCCCTAAAGTTGATTTCTTCCTTGATAGAGATCAATTTATCTTTAAGGATGCTCCTTTAAATGGTAGATTCCTTTCTTTGTATGCTATTGAAGCACCTGTACCTTCTTTTGGATCTGGTGCTGTAGGATATGCTCGTGTTAGTGATACTGGTACTATTAGTAGTATCGAAACTAACGTTAATGGTTCAAATTATAGGTTTGAGTATCCTCCAAGGGTAAGTGTTAGTTCTATCGTTGGATCTGGTGCTGCAGCAAAAGCATTAGTTAATGGTATTAAGTCAGTTTCTTTACTTTCTGGTGGTCAAGGTTATAGTGATACCAACCCTCCAGTTGTTCAAGTTGAATCTCCAACAAAAGCTAGTTCTACACAAGCAACACTTAAAGCAACCGTCACTAATGGCGTTGTTACAGGTCTTCAAGTAACCAATTCAGGTAGCGGGTATACATTCACACCTAGATTGACTTTTAGGCAGCCTGGAGGCGGTAAATTAGGCACTCCAACTATTACTAATGGTAGTTTTGCAGGTGCACCTGAAATTACTGCAGTAGGATTTGGTTATACAACTGCTCCTGAAATATATGTCGATGAACCCACTGGAACTAACCCGATTAAAGCATCATTACGTGCAAACCTTGCTACAGACGGTACTCTTGCTTCAATTACTGTACTCAACGCAGGACAAGGTTACACAACTGTTCCCAGAATAGCAATTAAGGATCCAGTAGGTGCTCAAATACTTCAAACATCTGTTGATGGTGATGGTCGTGTAATTAATATTGAACTTTTAAGTGGTGGAAGCGGTTATACTGATGTTCCATCTGTTTATATTGTTGATAAAAGGACTGATGCTCAAGGAAATTACATTGGTGGTACAGGAGCAGTAGCGTCTGCGGCTATTTTCAATGGTGAGATCACTGATATTAACGTCAGTAGTTTTGGAACAGGATATTCTGCTGCTTCACCTCCAGAAATTGTTATTCAGACACCTCCTTCTGCAGAAGCATCTGCAAATATAGGTTTAAATGAAATTACTGGATTTACAGTAAGTGTAGCTGGATCTGATTATACTAAAGCACAATTTGAAGGTTGTGCACGTGCTGCTAGTGGAATTACTTCATATACAGAAGATGGTAATGCAGTATTCTCTAAGAATACAACTGCAGCAACTGCAGCAATAGATGTACCAGTTAAATGCTTAGACCAACTGTTTGTTAAGAGACTTTTAGACAAATATACTGAACAGTTCCTTCCAGACGTTCCTTCTCTCGATTATAAGAAGATTGACGTTAGAACTGCAATTAAGACTATTAAGGACTTCTATTCTGCAAAGGGTACGTCTTATAGTATTGCTTATTTGTTTAAGTTATTATATGGTGAAACTGTAAGTATATCATATCCAAAAGATCAGATTATCAAACCTTCTGATGCTACTTGGTCTATTGACACTATTCTTCGTGCTACATTGGTTAGTGGTAGTACAACTGATATCAAGGATGCTTTATTAGTACAAGATGAAGATATTGCTGACCCAAATATTAAAGCAGCGAGTGCTCTGGTAGAAAATTATATTTCAATTAAAACCTCTGAATTAGAGATTTTTGAACTTGTATTGTCTGAAGAGACAATTGCTGGTTCATTTACTGTTCCATATAAGACAAGATTAGCAGAACCTCTTAGTGCTACTGATAGTATTATTACTGTTGACTCTACTATTGGTTGGCCAGAGAGAAACGGTGAATTTATTATTGGTAGTGGTACAACTGCTGAAGTTATTCAATATAAGGAGAAATCACTTAACCAGTTTATCGAATGTACTCGTTCAGTCAATGGTATTGTAGAAGATTGGGATTCTGCAACTGAAGTAACTTCAAACTTCACTGTTAAACTTAATAAGGGTACTCCTCAAGAAGTTGTAATGAATGTTGTTGGTATCGTTGATGCTCAACAGACAAATCTTACTGATACTGGTTCTTATTACCTTCCTGGAGATAAATTAACTGTTTCTAAGTTAGGTGGTACAGGAGAAGGTTCTGAACTTACAACTTGGTTGTATAACGTTAAAAAGTTAATATCAGTTACTACTGTAACTTTTGGTGGTGTAAATGATCAGTCTGCCACCATTACTTGTGCTAATCCTCATGGTCTTTTGGTTGGAGATCAGGTTACCATTTATGGTGCTAACCCAATCATCTATAATGGAACATTCTTAGTTACATCAAGGGATTCTGAGTATATTTTCCAGTATAAACTACCTCAGCCTGCTACAGTTGTACCTCAAGGTAATATTCTTGTATCTGTTGACCTTAATAAAGGTAAGTCTGAGAATAGTGCAGTATTAAATGCTGTTGGACCTTATACAACTAATATACAAAACTCATTCTTTAATGATGATTACACTTACGTTGCCTCTACAGGTATTCCTAACTACAATATTGGTCCTTTCCCAGGTTCTGCACTTCTTCCAGGAAACCAACGTAAATTAAATAGGTTCCCTACATTACCTACAACTATTTCAACTAAAAATACTATTGAATCTGGACCAATTGGTACTTGGGTTAATGGTGTTTCTATTTGGTCTTATAAGTCAAAAACAACTAAGACTTTTGGTGCTGTAACTAGCATTGATATTACTAAAGCAGGTTCAGGTTATGATGCTGCTTCTCCTCCTGCTATCACTATTGCTGGTGGTGGAGGTTCAGGTGCTACTGCAAACGTAACAGTTGATGGTTCTATCTCTGAGATCACAGTCACTGCAGGGGGTTCTGGGTATACAACTTCTCCACTTGTTTCTATCGTTGGTGGAGGCGGTCAAGGAGCTGCAGCGACTGCTATTATTACTAAAGGTGTTGTTTCTAGTATATTAATCAATCAAGGTGGATCTGGATATACTTCACAACCTTCAATTACTATTGTTGGTGGAGGTGGTACTGGTGCAACTGGTACTGCTAGTGTACGTGGTCCTATTAAGAGTATTGCAATTGCAAATGGAGGTACATCATATACATCTAAACCAACTGTAACTTTGAGTTCTGGTGTTGGTGCTGTTGCTCAGGCAATTGTAACCAATGGTAGAATTATTTCTATTGCTATCATTTCTGCTGGTTCAGGATATACTACTGCTCCAGAAGTTACTAT